TCACCACCAATTCCAAATTCAAACTGAACTCTTGGATCACCCTCATATTTATCAGTCTCTGGTGTATTAGATTTACCTCTATCTCCACCATTACAGAAAACAACTTTCTCAGATATCTCTAAGCATTTTGCAATTGCACCACAGGCAGAACCTTTGTCATCATCAGGGACAGTTATAACTGCATCAACCATATTAAGATGACGAATGATTTCCGCACGTTCAACCCAAGATTGAAAGTATTGACCTTTCTTATTAGTCAACCATTCCTCTGTATTAATACCAACAACTAAGTAGTCTGAAAAATCTTTAGCTCTTGTGAAGTATGATATATGTCCACTATGAATTGGATCAAATCCACCAGTGACTAAACTCAATTTTTTAAAAAACATTATGCTACATAACCATATTTTTCACGAAGTATTTTTTTATAAGGTTTACCATCTTCAACCAAACCTTTAACTAGTCTTAGTTTACGAGTCAATTCTGTATCAACATCTGATACAGATTCAATGATGATTTCTAATTCATCTAAATCAATAGGTAAGTCCATTAGGTAAAAAATAATTCTAGGTTTACAGTTTTTTCGACATTCCAACCAATCGCATCAAGAATTGCTTTGAGTGGTTCAACAAAACTCTTTTCAAATTGTAGATCATAATCTATGTACTTGTCAAGTCCAATTTCAGTAGGAAAGTCTTGGATAAAGGAAATAACATTCTCTTGTATAATGTTTGGTTTTTTCAAGTATATAAACTTAACCTTTTCACCATTACCAATAAGTGAATATTTATTATCCAACTTCTTCTGCTTGACATAATGATTGAATAATAATGCACCACGAATATGTATTGGAGTTCCCTTTGCGTATATTGTAGAATGTGCTTTATACTTCTGCACATTTGATGCTGTGCGAGGAAAGGCAATATCTTCTGGTGGAAGTGATTTAAACTTTGTGCGACAATCATCAATGAAATGTATTACATCTTCTTCTGTTCCATTCATCATTAATTTAAGTCCTTCCTTAATCATGCTACGACAAGGTGCAGGAGTTGATGACTTGACTGCTTCAATACCCATCATCTTAAGTTTAGGTTCTTCATAACGAACACCTTCACTATCCCATACGTTTAGAATATATCTTTTCTTTGCTGTCCATATACCACGATCTGCGATGTTCTCTCTCTTCATAAACATCTTTTGATCGTATGCGTTTACGTACGAGGCCAACGTTTCATAAGAACTCGTAATATACTTTTCAAGTTCCATTTCACACACCTTATTAAGGAACGAGCAAATGCTCGCACCATCCTTCTCTCTACCTTTGTATATGACCTCCACCAAAGGACCAAGATTAAGGTAGATAGAATCAGTATCACTGGCAATGACATAATCAGTATTCTCCGTTTTAAGTATTTTGTTTAGATAAGTATTCATACGATTTTCTATCCAACGAATAGAAACCTGCCCCGACAAAGTAATTGCTTCTGCGTTTGCTAGTTTATAATACCTGAAGTACTGATTGCCGATAGCACCATAAGCAGAATTAAGAGATATCTTTTTCGCCATTTGGATGTTGTTGCATCTCGCAATCTCTTTCTCAAGATCTTTCGTCGGAGTCTTTTCATATGCTTTCTTTGCTTTGATCATTCTCTTTTTGAAGATGACCCTTTCATTATACATCTTCTCCATAAGTTCTGGTAGGAACCCACGAACATCTTTACGGAACATTGCACCATTCGCACAGATCGCATTGTCCTTATACATCTCAAAGGTTAGATCTTCATTAAGAATTTTATCAACGGTAACTGATGGGTGCTTTGTTTCAAGTAATGTTTCTGGGGAAATATTATACTGCATAATTAAATGCGGATACAGACTATTCAAGTCAAATGAAACCACCCAATCATATTTACCAGGTATTGGTTCTTTTACATATGCACCTGCATACTTCTCGACTTTATCAGATCTTTCTTTTGGTGGAATAACAATATCCCTTCTCTTCAAGTAATTGTAGATGATTGTGTCCCACATTCTTACCTGATAGAACACATCTTCATAGTTGACCTTTGCATCATATGCCATCGTCAAGGCAAGTTCAATCAACTTCATCTTGTCTTCCAAACGGTCAACAAGTTCAACGTCAATGATGTTATATTCTACAAACTTCTGCCAACCATTTGTATAGAAGTCTTTAAATGTATCAAACTCTGAGTGATCTAGTTTCTTCTGCCCAAGTTCTACACTTGCAATATAATCCAAACGATATGACTCTTGTGCCTTATATGTAAACTTCTTATATAAGTCAAGATAATCTAACTGAGATACACCACCAATATCATATGAAATATGTCTACGACCCATGATTTGAGTTTCACACTCAGTCACTAAACCCCAAGGTGACATTCTTTTCATTAGCTTGCCACCAAGAACTCTTTCAAGTCTACGACAAACATATGGGATATCATATAATTTACTATTCCAACCTGTAATAACTTCTGGAGTATTACCCTCAATCATCCACCAGTTGATAAACGAACTTAAAAGTTCGTGCTCTGTTCTAAATGCTTTATAAGTAACATTCTTTTGTTTATTATTGAAGTCCCCAAGACCCCAAGTAAGAATTTGTTTTGTAGTATAATCTTGAATTGATATTAAAAGAATCTCTTCTGCAGCAGATTCTACATCAGGGAAACCATGCTCTGACTTCACCTCAATATCAAGTGTGACCAGTTTTATCTTTTCAATATCAAACTTAACTTCATTCTCTGAATACTTGTCAGAGATGTATTGGTATATAAATCTTTCATTCCCATAAACCTCAAAGTTCTCAACCTCCGAATATTTTTTTATAAACTCACGACAATCTCTTACACCGCCAGGTTTGATCGGTTCAACCGATTTACCAGTCAGAGTTTTGTATTTACTTTTTCTTTTAGAGTTGACAAAAAGGGTCGGAGAAAACTTCTCACGGGTTGCAAAGTGTTTACCATCTTCATAACCACGAATTAAGAAATTGTCCCCAACCATTTGAACGTTGGTGTAAAATCTCATTCTTTAATTAGATTCAAATATTGTTCCAGTAATGTTGGTGTTGGAAGTGCTAATGTAAGTATCTTATCAGATCCCATCATAAAAGTATCATCTCGTGTGAGATCCATCATAAATGGTTCAAGGACTGTTTTACCAGACTCTGTATTTACTACAAATGGTTTAACAAGTTTACAATCGGGTTCACCAATATCTGCACTTGCAACTTCATCTACTTGACTAATAATATAATGATTATTAATCAGTGCTAGAACTCTCACTTCCATTTACTTTTTCCGAATACATTTCTTTGATACTATCTAGTGGCTCAACCATTGTAACCACATGATGTTTTGGTACTAATATTTCCTTATCAGCAGTCAATAATATCCAAGGAGATAAAGTAACTTGAACTGATCTATCCTCTTCACTCTCTGCAAGAAATTGTTTTTCAGCAGATACTCGATGTGGATTAGAAAATAAAAATCCTACTGGTTTCCCATCATCAACCAGTTCTTTTATTTCCGCAATTACATGTTCTTTATCTTGTAATATTGCTAATTTAACAGACATAATAAAGTATTAATTGAAAGGTAGATTCCTATCGCCGCTAATCCTGAACCTACCAAAGGGAATCACCGCAGTCAGTATTTCTCTGACAGATATATTATAGCATAAAAAAAGGGATCGTCAAGATCCCTAAGTTCCATCTCGAACTCATCTATATTTAGAGATAATCTTTCCGAGCATGATGCTCTGGAACTATCTTACTCAATTTAATTGAAAGCATTCCATCTTCAAATTTTACATTATCTACTTTTGTGTCATCTGAGAGTGTCCAAGATCTTGTGAATGCACGTTGTGCTAATCCTCTATGAGCATAGTTCTCAGGTTCTTGCTTTTCCTCTCTATCTGCTTTTACAATAAGTTTACCATATTCGGTATATACTTTTACATCTTTTTTCTTAAATCCTGCCAATGCAATCTCAAGTCTTGATTCATGATTGCTAACACTAATTAGATTATATGGTGGATAGTTAGATGAATAATCGTCATTAAAAAATCGGTCAAGGTAATCGTCCATACCTATACCGTTTCTGTTAATTATTTTCATCAACTCTGGTAAGTTTGCAGAGTGATATCTTTGTAGTGCTGTCATAATAGTTCTCCTATAAAGCGAGTATAAAATGTGAACCCTTTCGGCATTCAATACTAATTATA